GTTAAGCACGCCTGCTTACCATTTCCGTTACAAAGAGCGCAAGGGGACGGGCGACTCTAGTACAGAGTATGTCGGCGTGATGGCGGATGAAGCGCCTTGGGCCATGCATTATAAGGGAAACATTGTGAATCCCGTGAACACTCTAGGCTATACCGTGCTATCTGTGCAGGCGCTTCATGCCCAGATAGAGAAACTAGACAAGCGTCTCGAACTGGCAGGAGTTTAGTAGCATGCCCAGCAATAACGGGGCCGCCGAAGTCCAGATAACCACCGAGCATTTGCAGGAGTTGTTTCGGCGTCTCCCGGCCGCGAGCGAGGTAATGCGTACAATCCTGCTGGAGAGCGAGAACAGCGCCTTAAAACGGCGCCTAGAGGCCTTAGAAGCGACTCCAGGGCCATCGGTAACGTCTGCAACGGACACCACAAGCTCGAAGTGAACGCCTACGTCTCGGTTGACCTCCTGAAATCAAGCAGCGTCCTCAATGTCACAGGCAGCGGGGACGATACCAGGCTGCGCCTATTAGCGGAGTCCCAGAGCCGAGTGGTGGATAGGCTCGTCAACCGGCAGTTCTACGCTCTGACGGCGACCAGGACGTTCGATGTGGCTAATATCGAGAGGGTGTTGCTCCCTGACCTTGCGGCTATTACTAGCCTCAAGACTGACGACAACATAGACAGGACGTTCGAGACCACCTGGGCCACTACCGATTACAGGTTACGACCCAGCAATGCCGACCCGGCAACTAGAACGAACTCTAACTCCCGGCCCTACACCTCGGTCATCGTGGACTCTAACGGCACGAGGTCGTTCACGTTGGGCGATGAGACAGTCCAGATAGTGGGCGAGTGGGGCTGGTGGAGTCACAAGGCCACGGCCACCGAAACAGCGGACGCCATATCGTCAACAACGGCCACGACCTTCAGCGTGTCCGCAAGGACGGACGTCGAGGCTGGGCATACTATTCTCGTGGACTCCGAGCAGATGTATGTGCAGTCATATTCGGGCAATACGCTCACCGTTTTGAGGGGTGTCAACGGCACAAGCGGGGCAACCCATAGCGCCGGGGCCGCAATTAGCCTGTACGAGTATCCTGAGCCTGTTAAAGAGGCGGTCATCATCCAGGCGTCCCGCCTCTGGAAGCGCAAGGACTCCTCGTATGCCAACGCTCTCGGCCTAGAGGGTGGCCTGATGGAGATATTCAGAGGCATTGACCAGGATGTCAAACAGGCGTTGAGTCCCTACCGCAAGATAGCGATAGGGGTGGCCTGATGGCATCGGAGATAGCCAATGCTAAAGACGGATTGCTCACAAGACTTGCGACGATATCGGCCATCAAGGCTACGTTTGATTACCCGCCAGACGGACTCAACGAGTTCCCGGCGGCAGTTGTGCGGTTCGAGAGTAGGGACGTGGGGCAGCAGACTATGGGTTCGGGGACGTTCGTGGGTACGTTCGTTATGACGCTACTCATAAGCTCGGCAGCTACCAAGCAGGCGTTCGACGAGTTGGACACATATATGGAGCCAGCAGGAACCAACAGCGTCGAGGCGGCTGTCAACGGGGACAACACCTGGGGCAGCACTGTGGACGATGGAAGACTGGTCGGCATCTCTGCGGTGGGATTCCGAGAGATAGGAGGGGGTAGGTATGTGGCGGCAGATTTTGCCTTCACCTGCCTGAAGAGCTAAATGGCAAAATTCGACAGCAGCAAATCCAAGTTTTACCTGAATGAATTCGACTTGACGACTTACACCACCGACCTCTCTGTCGGGGGTGGCAGAGCCGTCAACGAGATAACCACGTTCGGCTCCTCTGGCTCGACGTTCCACCCTGGCAACCAGGCCGAGACGCTGTCCTGGTCAGGCTTCTACGACACCACCGCAACATCTGGCCCCGATGTGGTGCTAGGGACATTGAGGACATCATCCACCGCAGCCGTGGTCTCCTACTGGCCCGCTGGGGACACTCTCGGCTATACGGGGCGAGGAGTGCCAGAGGGATGGGCCAACTCCTACGAGACGTCGTCGTCCGTTGGCAGCGTGGTGACAGCAACGAGCGCCATAGATGCGGGCCAGATCTTCCGCATCAAGGCGGCGGCTCCCTACGCGACAGTGACGGCGTCCACCTCTACGACTTACATCGACGACGCTGCATCCTCTACCGCTGGCGGGTCGTGGACGTACCACATCTTCGCGCTGTCCGCAGTCGGCGGCAACGCCAGGTGGCACCTAAATCTTCAACACGCAACTTCAAGCGGCGGCACATATTCAGACGTGTCGTCAGCTACGGTTACTGCGTCTGACGGTGTCGGAGCCGCACACACCGCCTTCACTGGGACATTGAACCGGTACGTCAAATCCAGGGTGGTGCTGGACGCAAGCAGTGGGTCGTTAACATATGGGATTTCATACACAAGGTTGTAGGAGGCCGAAATGGCAAAGTTTGACAGTTCTCTATCGGATTTCTGGATTGAAGACACTGGTGGCACTCTCAGAGAAATCTCGGCATACCTGACGGATGTCTCTGGACTGCCAGGGCCGAGGAACCTCAACGAGATTACGGCACTGGGGGACTCTGGTTCTAAATTCCACCCTGGACTTCAGAACTCCACGCCATCAATCAGCGGACACTATGACACGACGGCGACGTCTGGCCCAGACGTGGTACTCGGCGCACTCCGAACGCATACCGCTGCCCTCACTATGGAGTATTATCCGGCTGGGAAGACATCCGGCTATCCTAGTTACATTGCGGAGTGCTGGGTGACTGACTACACCATAAGCTCCACTGTCGGAAGCCATGTCACGTTCACAGCATCCTTGCAGGTGGACGGCACTGTCACGAAAGGCACTGTGGCCTAATGCCTAGTGAGATAGTCCGACTCGACCTCCCTTCAGGCAACTGGTGGGAGGTCGAAGTACAACCACGCTGGGGCGAGATGATGAAGATACGCCGAGATATGGTGCGTATTGAGGAGGACAAGGGCGAGGACGAAGACCAGTTGACGGCCATCATGTCCTCGTTGACTCGTGCGTGGTCGTACCAGAATGGGTCTGGCCCTCTGCCGATTTCCATTGAGAGTGTCAACGACATGGATTTGGTCGATGCTGCGGAGGTGATGCACCTCGTCAACGAGAGAGTGCTCCCTTTATTAACAGCGGTGGGAGAAAGAGAGCCGCAGAAAGTCTCGCCGCCGACCTTGCCCGCAAAGAAATCTCGCCAGAGTGGCAAGAGTCGCAAATCCTAGCGGAGACCCATTGGACTTGGCAGCAGCTACAGGATACGCCCGCAGAGGTGGTGGACAGACTGATGCTGTTCCTCGCAGTGCGCGGCACCGTGGAGTCGGGCGGGGATATGAGCTTCAACGATGCCTGAAGAAGTCGTCGAGGGACTGGCTAAGCTCACCAAGAAGCGCCTCGACTCCAACAAATGGATGGGCGATGCCGTAACTAAAGCCATGCGCCAGAGCGGACTCGCCATCCAGGGAGAGGCTGCTATTCTGGCCCCAGTGAACACGGGAGCGCTACGCCAGAGCATCACCACGGAGGTCGACCAGCGGCCTCCGTTCGCGTTGTGGGTCGAAGTTGGCCCGACAGTTACCTACGGGAGATACGTGGAGTTCGGACGTAAGCCTGGGAAGATGCCCCCTGTGGCCGCGCTGGAGCCGTGGGTGCGTCAGAAGCTCAAAGTCTCGAACCCTATGGCAGTCGCATTCCTGATAGCCCGGAAGATAGCGCGGGAGGGCATCGACCCGCAGCCGTTCCTGGCTCCTGGAGCCAAGAAGGCCCAGCCGAAGATTAAGCAGATTCTTTCCCGACTTGGCGCGGACTTGAAGAAGGCATGGGGCAAGAAGCTATGAGCACACAAGACCTGACGATTAAGCTCAAGCTCAAGGACGATGCGTCCAAGGGCATGGGCAAGGCGTCCAAGAATATCAAGGCCCATGCCGGGAAGATAAAGGACAATCTTTCCAAGATTGGAACCATAGGCGCGGCTGGGTTGATGGCTGCGTCTGCTGCTGCCCTCAAGCTGGGCGATATGTTCAAGGAAGCGGAGAACATCATCGCTGCCGGTACAGGGGCCGTCGGGGATGACCTCGAAGACCTGAAAGCCTCGTTTAAGGACGTGTTCAAGGACGTCCCCGACGACGCGAAGACCGTAGCCGCAGCCATCGCTGATGTAAATACGGAGTTCGGGTTCACCGGGGACAAGCTGGAGAGTGTGGCCGCGCTGGCTCTTGGTGCTGGCAGGGCAATGGGCGAGGACATGGCGGGGCTGATTAAGGCCACGGCTGACACCCTCATAGCATTTGGCGAACCAGCGGAGGACGCCGAGATTCTACTGGACAAGCTCACCGTCGCGTCCCAGGCTTCCGGCGTATCAATGCAGGGCATTGCGGACAAGGTCATCAAG